GATAGATAACAACGGAGAATAATATGTTGTAGATTGTCCGTCGGCAGATGTCAATCCAATTTGAAGGGCCAAATCAGCCGCCGCAGTTCCTTGGATTACTAATTTGTCAACAGTTCCGTCACAATATATCGATATCTGATTATTACTATTAACCGCACATGTTACTCCTGGAATTTTTCCAGTAAGTGCTGAAACAAATCCTGAAAATGTTGTAACGCCTGTGATGGTAACAATAGTTTCTGTTTCTACTGCTGTCATCAATACGCCAGCGGCAGTTGCTAGTACAAACGGTGCCGCATTAGACGCATTTGATGCGCTGATTGCAAAGTAGTTGCCTGTTACAGAAATAACATAGTATGTTGTACCTGAAACAATATTACCAAATACAGTTCCGCCGAATACGATTGAGTCACCAACTTGCAACGGTGTAGTTTGAGTAGCTGTAATTACGTTACAAGGAGTTCCACTTGTAGTTGTTACTGTACCGGTTGCCACATAACTAGCAGTTGTTAGAGTTACTGGTGTTCCGCCCGATGTTAAACTAATTGCAAAATTACTACCTGATAAGTTAGCTGACAATACATAATATGCTTGTGCAGTAACAATACCGTTACCAGTTACACTAAATGAAACAATATCGCCAGCAACTAATGTATTTGTAGCCGCAATTAAATTATTTGTAGCCGCTGTAGCAGTTGTAGTAAATGTTCTTGGTGCTGTAGTAGCACTAGGCGTTGCGCTAATGCTTGGAGCAGTTCCGTTATAAGTTGGAGATATAGTTAACTTGTTAGTTGAAGTTAATGCACGAGTACTTAACGTACTAGTAGCAGTTGGCCAGCTTGCAGTCCAAGCGTTTGAACCTACTAATACCCATGTACCCTGATAGTTTTTAAACCATGTTTTGTTAAGAGTCGGAGTGCTTGTACCAGCGTATGTTGTAACAGCATACGAGCCAATTGCACCAATGCTTGCCAACGGAGAGTATCCGTTAGTTGCATCTAATTTAGCTGTATCGCTAATTACTGCTGGAACACGATTTGTAAATGTTTGTCCGCCTGAAGTAGTTGCGGCACTTGCGTTCCATTCAAATATACCAAAAGCTGTACTTGTTGTATCAAACCAATAAGTTCCTGCTGTTGGACTACCAGCTGGAATATTGCTTGTTCCAACTAGTTGTGCTGTATTAATATCTGCACGTACTACATAAGCACGACTGCTTACGCCTAAATAGCTGTAAGCGGCTTGCAATCCATATTCATTTAATTCACCTGCGTGTACAGGATTATTATTGGAATCAGTTTGGAAGTAAGGTGTGCCAAATGTTGTACCTAAATCCATTTGACTGGTCATTAGATATACAGCGCCTGCGTTTGCTTTCAAAGTACCTGGAGCTGTTCCAGTACCTGCTGAATTCGTTTTATTTTCTTGGGTTGCAACAAAAATTAAAGGTGTTGTCCCTGGGGCTGCGGGAGTATAAAAACTCTCGTCTATTACTGTAACCGCTACGCCTGGTGAACCGAGTGTGGCCATATTGTGATCTCCGGTGAATACAAGTTTCCTATATGTATTTATAGATAATTGGTTAATTCAAGTCACTACAGTCCCTTTTATAAAGGTTTAAAAAAGGCTTAAATAATGCATGAGACCATTATGCTCGTGCGGCCGAGGGCCAGTAGCCATTAACTACTATAAGGATGATGTCGCATACTATAGAAGTGTATGTGGTGCGTGTCTACGAGGTGTAAAAATAGCCCGATGGCAACATGCGGGCTATAAGATGAAAAATACTTGCGATAAATGTGGGTTTAAAAGCATCTACAAAGAAGTATTTGCAGTATTCCATGTGGACGGCAATTTAAACAACTGCGCCCATTCGAATCTTAAGACGGTATGTGCAAACTGCCAGCGTGTTTTACATCGAGATGGAGTTCGTTGGCGGCAAGGTAATCTTGTACCAGACCTTTAACCTTAGACATCAAATCATCGATAGTGCTATCGTTAGATAATACTGCATCGAAATCAGTACCGACCCAAGCAGTTTCGCTAGCATGAATGCCTATTTTTTCTAATCTACTACGACTAGTGGCCCATGCAAAATTACCACTTTCGCCACGATTTGCGTTAACTGCATCATCATACCAGTCGGGCAATTCGCCTCGTTTGACCCATACAATAATGCCGCCGGCAGCTTTGATTGATTTAATTTCGTTAGGAAAACGGCAATCGCTAATAACAATATCGTCTGTACTATTACGGAGTTTGTTTTCTAAACTAGCGATCCAGATATCGTCATGGAATCCTCGGCGGCAAACTTCTGTACCCCATAACTGTAGCATTAGTCTAGGAGTAAGGTTAGGCATCTTTAAACGTTCTGCCCACCACGGATCTACTTGTTCACGCCATTCGCGGGCTTGTTTAGTACGCCCTTCTAGCATAGTTCTATCCCAACCAAACACTTGCGCCACTGCATCTTTTAAACTGTTGGCAAAACTTTCTCGTCTAAAACCGTGGAAATTTGTAAGATAGTCGGCAATCGTATCCTTGCCAGAACCAATAAAACCGCATACACCTATAATCATAGCGCCTCCGTAGATATCGCTAGTATATAACAGTTTTATTACAATGTCAAATTATTTCTTAGCCAAGAATAAAGGTCATTGGCTGTCCGCCAGCAACTAAATCGCCCAATTCTTTTTCAAGTTTTTCGATTTCTTTGTCGCCTTCTTGTTTTAGCGCACTGCCATTTAACTGTGTGCCGCTTTGAGGACCAACAATACTGGCAAATTTACCACGTGCTTCTCCTAGCATTAGTTTACAAGTGGCTAGAGTATAATCGTACAACCATTGTTTGGCATACATGTCTTGTAAAATAACAAAATCAGGTCGGAAATTATCAGTACGGATCAGCACTTGTTCGCCTTGTGCGAACGGACGTTGCAATAATGTCAACATGTGCTTGGTTGGATTCCAAGCAAATTCGATATAACTACCAAATATACGACCTAGCAATTTTTGATATCCGCTGTACATTTCGTAAGTAGCGATACCGCCTAGTTGACTGCTGTTCATCAAATAGGTATTGGTATAGGCCAAGTTAAACGGTTCAAACAAACTGCCGCCAGCGCCTTGGCCAGTTCTACTACCCACGCTACGACGGAACACTGTGCGAACACTAATAATTTCATTGGGTAAAATGTACTCGTTTTGATCTACGAATAGTTCTAAAAACAAGTAACTTTCTTCAGTTGCACCCGGACTACGTTGTCTAAACTTAGCAATGGCTCTGTTAAGAGCTGTTTCATAGTGTACTGGATCAAGCTCTACTTCAACCATGCCATTGCCTAACATGTTTTTAACATAGTCAAAAACTTTATTTCGCTCGGCTGTTGCAGTTGTAAGGGCAGGGTCTGTAGGGTAAATATCGGCCATATTGGTTTCTCCACTCATATTTATCATACGATAAATATCACTATGCCAAGAATATCCTTATACAAACCCGAAAGAGGGTCAGACTTTAAATTTATGGATCGCCAAGCTAGCGAAATGTTCCAGCTTGGTGGAACCGACATTTATTTGCACAAATATCTAGGAGCAAACACCAGCTCTGAAAATGCTACTGCCGCAGAACCGCATTATGCTACAGACAATGTTACTAATATACAAGATTTACTGTTATTAGAAAACCGTGATAGAAAATACGACCCGGAAATTTATCGATTACGTGGTTGGTACAATGTACAAAATATAGATTTTAATCTAAGCCAATTTGGTTTGTTTATTGACAACGATACAATTTATATGACTGTACATATTAATGATTTTTTCAAATATATCGGTCGTAAACCTGTAAGCGGTGATGTGTTTGAACTGCCGCATTTACGTGATGATTTTGCATTAAATGATTTCGATGTAACAATGCCACGATATTATCAAATTACCGACGTGGGTCGTGCAAGCGAGGGATTTAGTCCCACATGGTATCCGCATCTATATAGATTAAAATGTACAAAAATTACTGATAGTCAACAATTTGCCGCTATTCTTAGTCTACCTGCAAATGCAGATAACCCGGCTGGTCCGACTATACAAGATATTCTTAGTACTCGTGCTAAAGATTTAGCAATTAATCAGGCAGTTATTAATCAAGCAGAGTCCGATGCGGCACTGAGCGGCTACCAAACAAAACAATTTTATACACTAGCAGTTGATCCTACTAACGGAAAACCTATTATTAAAACAGCCGACGATGCTGACCTTGATGCAAGTGGCATAGATATTACTGCGTCTGATGTAGATGGCGCACCAACACGTAGTGGATATACAGGTTACATGTTAGGCGACGGAGTTGCTCCTAATGGTATTCCTAATTTTGGTGCAGATATTCAATTTCCGTCTAGTGCAGAACAAAATGATTATT